GTGTGTTTAAATAAATCAACTGTTTACGTATCAGGTCTTCCTACTTGTTCTGATTGTGCAAAAGGACTTATTCAAGTAGGAGTTGCTGAACTAGTCATGCCACGACAAAAAATTGATGAAAAATGGCATGACTCATGGCAAAGATCTAAGTCATATTACAAAGAAGCTGGTCTAAAATATAGGTGGGTAACAATATGAAAGTCATAACGAATCCAATTAGCAATATTCCAGTAAATGCTAAGTCACATACTCTTGGTTGGTCACAGTTATGGCGCGATCAGCTTGACGCTTATATAGATAATAAGTGTACACCTAATGTTAGAAAAGCTAATACTGTTTATATTGATCATGGAGCTAACTTTGGAGGAACGTTAAATCTATTTGGTGGCGCCAATAAAGAAGTTTATGATAAGTTGAATATAATCGCATCATGTAAAGATGTGGTCTCACTTGATTGGGACATGCCTGATTATGGAGCTATGTTAAAAAAAAGACTAAGCGCTAAGACTACATACGAAGGAATCACTGAAGACTGGTGTGATTTACTATCCAGAAGGTTTAAAAATGTTAAATCACTTAAACAAGAAGAATTGGAATTAAATGATGCCATTATTGGAGACAGTCATACTTTGTCTTTTAGTGATAGTCGCGATATGGTTTTGCGTCATGACGGCAAGACTCTTTTTGGCTGTCTTAGGACCGGCCTTGGAAGTCTTACTCGGGGCATTAATACTGATAATTTCAATCGTATTACTTTCTGTTTGGGTTCAATAGATATTCGTCATCATCTACTTCGGCATCCTTTAGACATCGATTCTTTAATTAATTCTTATTACGAACAAGCTATGAAATATAGCAGTGATTCAACTGATGTTTGGTTTACTGCTCCAGTACCGGTAGAATTTGAGGGTCGACGCATTCCTAAATCTGGATTCTTTAAAAAAGAACCGTTTTACGGTAGCTGTGAACAGCGTAGAGATGTTACAGATATGTTTATAGCAGCTTTGTACAAACGAACTAGCAATGTTATACAACCACCAGCTGATTGGTATAACATGGATCCTCAAAAATATGCTGAAACTTATATGGAGCATGGTAGTAGTTTTCATATAGCTCCACCATTTTATAAAAGAAATAACTGGGGAGCATCAGTTTTTGCCACATAATAATCACGTAATTGACTTAATCAATAAAGATTATCCTTTCCCTTGGAGTAGTCCTGAGGAAACTAAGGATTATTATTTAGAATTAGCAAAGGATTGGGAAGATCCTTATGGCCCTCCTGTAATTAAAGTACATGAGGGCATTCGTGTTGTTAGAGACGATTACTTAGTTGGTAGTAAGGTTCGAGGTGGTGACTGTCTTATATCTTCTTTACCAGAAAATATAGACACCGTTGTTTATGTTCAACCAAGAACTGGTTTAGCCGGAGTAAGTATACTCGATGTAGCAAAAAGACATAATCTAAAAGTTAAACTTTTTATGCCTTCATCAAAAAAAATATCACCACATCAGGCTTGTTGCATTGAACGTGGAGCGATAGTAGAATTTCATAGAATTGCTGCTATGCCTAATTTAAATGCCATTGCAAAGAAGTGGTCTGATGCACGATCTAATTGTTTCTTTGTTCCACTCGGATTAAAGCATGAATTGGTTACAGCTGGCATCGTTAAAGTTGCATCAAAAATTGATCCACCTGATGAGGTTTATACTGCCACGTCCACGGGCGTGCTCACACGGGGGCTTCAAATTGCTTGGCCAAATGCTAAATTTACATCAGTTTGTGTGTCAAGAAATATGAAAGCCGGAGAGCTTGGTATTGCTGAGGCAATATCCGAGCCGTTAGCATTTACAGCATCTGAGAAAAAAGATAAGCTTCCGCCATTTCCTAATATAGATACTTATGATGGTAAAGCTTGGAAGTATATCCCAAAGAATTCAGATAAAGATATTTTATTTTGGAATGTAGGTGCAGAGCCAATATTGAATCGTTGGGCTATTATTGATGAAACAAATTCTTATAGGAAGTGGCCAAAAGATGAGCTGGTTAAATGAAGAAGCCCTAGACATTTTTGTCAACTATTATTATCCAAAAGCAAAGTGGCTTCAAAATAATGTTAATTGGGGTCCATTAGATTATGAAGGTCCAGAGGCAGCAAAAGCCATTGACGATCCTTTAATGCAAAAGATTGACATATACGACTGCTTTACTCGTAATGCAGCAGGATTTTCTAATGTACTTCAGGATCTTAGATTTGGATCTAAAACTCCAAAATGGAGATGGCAAAATAAAACACGTAGAGAATTAAATACTAAAAATGATTCTATTAAATGGGACACTAAAACTTGGATGTATGTATTTTTAAGCCACCGCGTTACTGGTTCCGGCGCTTCATTTGAGAATGATCATGGATATAGAAATAATATTATTCAGTTTTGGGGAAAGCATCGTGATATTAAAGACATGTCTGAGGACCTAGTTAGCGCTAAAGCTACTGGCAAACCTCTTTTTACATCAATCGGAAATCAACCACCTGCTCCAAAAAAGGGAGTATCTAATGTTGATTTTCTTGTTAAAGAGCTTCCAGACGTCATAGATAGATTAGGTGACTGGATTGTAAAAAGCAAAAGAGGTCATAAAGAAATTGTAGACTTTCTAAATGTTTATAACAAATCTGCCGGACACAGGAAATTTAATTTTCAATATGCTGCCTTCTCAATGGATTGTTCTGATTATTTTCCAGAATATGCTGATGTTGATAGTCATACATACTTAGGTAATAACGCTATTCGGTGTATGAAAAAACTGTCTGGTGGGTGGAAGCCGGATAGTTTTATGGATTTATTGAGAGAACAAACCGGCGGAAAACCAAAAGATTTAGAAGATGTAATGTGCGACTTTGTCAGGTTTGGGCAAAATTATGTTCCTAGAGGAAATGGAACCTTCGATCATATACCATCAACGTTAGCAAATAATTCGGGGTGGAATTCTGGCTGGGAACAGCGGCAGGGTACACCACCTCAAAAAGGTATACAATTAGAGGATTTTATGGTATAATGGCTAAAAAATTAAAAATATCCGTGATCGGTTGTGGTTTTGTAGGCACAGCTGTTATTAATGGTTTTGATAAAAAATTATGTGATATTGCACCAATTGACATTAAGTATAATACCACAGTGTCAGATACTGATCCATTTTGTGATGTATTTTTTGTGTGTTTACCTACACCAAGCGAGGATGATGGATCAGTTAACGCTGCACTTGTAATTGAAACTGTTAAATGGTTAAAGCTTAATAGAGCTGGACACATCGTAATAAAATCAACCGTCACACCTGATATTATAGATAAACTTTCTGGTGATAGAGTAGTTTATAATCCTGAATTTTTAACTGAAAAATCTGCAGATGAAGATTTCATTAATTCGGCAATGCATATATTTGGGGGCATATTAAAGATACAAACAATATTGAAAAAATATATAAAAAATATAGTAAATGTAAACCTTGCCCATGCCACCATGTGACATTAAAAGAAGCAAGTTTTATTAAATACGGAGTTAATTGTTTTCTTGCCACAAAAGTATTATGGTTTAATCAATTCCATAATATAATACAAAAACACGATTGTAATTTTGATGAGATTACTTATGCAATGAGATCAGATCCAAGGATTGGTAACTCTCATACGAGTGTTCCAGGATTTGATGGCAAAATGGGTTTTGGTGGAGCTTGTTTTCCAAAAGATACTTCAGCATTTTTAGATTTTGCAATATCATTTTCAGTCCTAAATGAGGTAATACAAGCAAATAATAAGATTAGATCTGAATATACGAAAGATAAAAGAGAGCTTGAACAAAATGTCTCTTTTAGTAAATAACTATTTACATTACTTTCTTTCTATGTTATAATAGTCCAATAATCAAAGGAGATATAAATGTCGATTATGGATAAACTTAAAAAGAATTCAAAGCTTAAGGCCACTGAAGTTCTTTCTGAGTCTAAATTTTTTAATGAAAAAGATATGATTTCAACTAGCGTACCAATGGTAAACGTTGCGCTATCTGGATCTATGGATGGTGGAATGACACCTGGACTAACGGTTTTGGCTGGTCCATCTAAACACTTCAAAACATCGTTTGCGCTTCTTATGGCAAGTGCTTATCTTAAATCTAAAAAAGACGCAGTAATGCTATTTTATGATTCAGAGTTTGGTTCACCTCAAGCGTACTTTGAGCAATTTGATATTGATACATCACGTGTTCTTCATACTCCAATTACAAATGTAGAAGAGCTTAAATTTGATATGATTGCTCAGCTTGAAGGTCTAGAGTCTAAAGATGATGTCATTATTGTTATTGACTCTATTGGTAATCTTGCTTCGAAGAAAGAATTAGATGATGCTCAGAATGAAAAGTCTGTTGCTGATATGTCGAGAGCTAAAGCACTTAAAGGTTTATTTCGTATGGCAACACCCTATCTTGCTATGAAAAATATCGTAATGCTTGCAGTTAATCATACATATCAAGAGATTGGTTTATTTCCTAAAGCAGTAGTATCGGGTGGCACTGGGATTTATTATAGTGCTAATAATATTTGGATCCTTGGCCGCCGCCAAAATAAAAAAGGCACGGAAATTACTGGTTATGACTTTGTTATTAATATCGAGAAATCACGATTTGTAAAAGAAAAGTCTAAGATCCCTATCTCAGTTTCATGGGAAGGTGGCGTAGAAGAATATTCTGGTTTACTAGAAGTAGCAATGGCGGGTGGCTATGTTGTTAAGCCGTCTAATGGTTGGTATTCTTCTGTCGATATGTCCACTGGTGAAGTGTCTGAAAAGAAAGTTCGTGAAGCAGGTACTCTTGAGAAAGAATTCTGGGATCCAATCTTTACTAATACAGATTTTAAAGACTTTATAAAAAAGCAATTTACTATTGGTTACAAATCTGATATAGATATGGATGAGATCTTAGAAATGGAGGCGTAATGCAGTACATTGAAAATAAAGATTATGAATTTATTCCAGGAAATAATGATGATTGGCAAATTAGATTTTTAACCGGAGATTTTATAGAAAGTGTTATACAATATGGTACTATTCGTATGGAAGATGGTGAACAGATGACGTTTGACTTTCATGTAGAAAATAGTCCAGATGAAACATTAAATTCAGAAAATGAAGAATTACAAAAACATGCTGGTGATATTTTGATTTCTATTATTGAAGATGCTATTGAAAATAAAGCAAGTGATTTACACATTAATGAGGTAAAAGAGTGAACACAAATATAGAACAAGTTGTTCTTAAAAACATTCTGACTAATGAAAAATATATGAGAAAGGTTTTGCCTTTTATTAAGGCAGAATATTTTGAAGGTATCTATAAAGAACTCTTCAAACAATCCGGCAAATTTGTTGCCAAATATAATAAACTACCGTCAGCAGAATCATTTAAAATCGAGATTGATTCTGCTGATAAGTTTAGTGATGATCAATATCGGCAAGCGGTAGAAATTATTCCAGAATTATTTACTGAAGAAGTGAGTGACGAAGATTGGTTACTTGATGCCACTGAAAAGTGGTGTCAAGATAGAGCTTTATTCAATGCTGTTATGGAATCGATTAGTATTATTGACGGTAAGCACCAAACCTTATCAAAAAATGCTTTACCTGATATTCTGACTAAAGCTCTTGGTGTATCATTTGATACGAATGTTGGCCACGATTATCTTGAAGCATTTCAAGAACGTTATGAGTTTTATCATCGCGATGAAGAACGTATTCCTTTCGATATTGATCTGCTTAACGAAATTACAAAAGGCGGTTTACCACGTAAAACATTGAACATTATTTTGGCTGGAACCGGCGTAGGTAAGTCACTAGCAATGTGTCACTTTGCATCAGCCAACTTAACCGATGGTAAAAATGTTTTATACATTACTGCTGAAATGGCTGAAGAGCGTATCGCTGAACGTATTGATGCTAATCTTCTTAATATTCAAATAGATCAATTGACCGATTTAAGTCAGTCAATGTTTGCCGAAAAGGTCCACAATCTTTCAACAAAAACAAATGGTAAACTTATTGTAAAAGAATACCCGACCGGCTCTGCTAATGTCGGTCATATGAGGGCGCTACTAAGTGAACTAAAGCTTAAAAAATCATTTATACCAGATATTATCTATATTGATTATTTAAATATTTGTGCTTCTTCTAGAATGAAAGGTATGGGCGGTGCTATTAATTCATATAATTATATTAAAGCAATTGCGGAAGAGTTTCGTGGATTGGCAGTTGAATTCGATGTCCCGATTGTCTCTGCAACGCAAACGACGCGTAGTGGTTACGGTAACTCGGATGTTGGGCTTGAAGATACGTCTGAGTCTTTTGGATTACCCGCTACGGCAGATTTAATGATTGCTCTCATTGCAACTGAAGAACTTGAACAAATGAGTCAAATTGCTGTTAAACAATTAAAGAATAGATACAATGATCCAACGTTCCATAAAAGATTTGTCATTGGTGTTAATAGAGCTAAAATGAGATTATTTGATGCCGATGAAAGTTCTCAAACATTAATGAATGATACTCCGGTATTTGATAATTCATCTATTGGTGAAAGAATTGCTAATAGCAGTTTTGAAGGATTTAAATTATGAAACAAACCGAAGCCGAATGTCTTGTTGTAGCAAGTGAGGAGTGTGCTGAGCTAACTAAAGAATGTATGAAAATTTTACGGTTTGGTATGAGCGATAAGCACAAAGAAAATCTTATAAATGAAATGGGTGATGTTCAATGTATGTTAGATTTATTAGGTGATTATTTTAATATTTCTAGTGATAATATTTTAGAGGCATCTACAGCCAAAAGAGAAAAACTAAAAAAATATAGTAATTTGATAGGAGATAAATAATGGGTAAAGAAACATCACAAGGTATTCACAGTACTGTGAGTAAATCAATTCGTAAGGCTATGAGGAGAGACTATATGTCTTCAGGAGACAGGTTTATGAATCAAATGAAAGCTTTAGCACAAGGTAAAGATGTCGTATTTACTATTGAAAATCCTAATAAAACAGAAACTAATAAGCGATTTATTAAGCATCGAGTTTCAGGTAAAAATTATTTGAATTCGCGTAAAGGAACTTTTGTAATGAAGGAAGCAGGACAATGAAAATTGAAATTCATAACGACAACGTGTATAAAATAGTACATCAAGCTCTCGTTCAGCTTGAAGAAGATTTACCTGAAAGCGGAAAATTAACAGAAGCTATTAAACATATTAATCACAGTATTATGATTCCAACAGATTGGGAAGAAATGTATGAAGAAGATTTTATTGAATATGATACTGGAGAATATAAGTAATGAAGGCTAAATTGATAGGGTACACACAAGTTTATGATATGCCNGAAATTGGTGATGTTCAAGATCTTATTGCTTTTTGTGCAAGAGTGTCAAATCCTACAAATCAAATTAANAGTGCNACCAGCGAAAAGCTTATTAAATACCTAATTAAGCATAAGCACTGGTCTCCTCTTGAAATGGCTTCAGCCACTATGGAAATTGAAACTACTCGNGACATTGCTAGACAACTTTTGAGACATAGATCATTTTCATTCCAAGAATTTAGCCAAAGGTATGCTAATCCAAGTGATATGGATGAAACCTTTGTTTTATCAGAAGCAAGATTACAAGATCATAAGAATAGGCAAAATTCAATTGAAACAGATGATGCTGATTTACAGTCTGCATGGAATTTACAACAACAAAATGTAATTGATCAAGCTAAAAAAGCATACGACTTTGCAATTTTTAATGGCATTGCAAAAGAACAGGCTCGTAAAGTTTTACCGGAAGGTTTGACTTTATCTCGCTTGTATGCTAACGGAACTCTTAGATCATGGATTCATT